CCCACGTTCTAATAAAACTGTCCCGGATTGACCACCGACAATACCTGTGATTTTACCTGAGTCGGGTATATCTTGTATATCGGATTGATTCGTGCCGATTGTCCATGCTTGTGAATTGTTGATACTACTCCAATATAATCTATCTTGATGAACGGTACTACTATACTTTACATTTGCACAAACAACAAAATCACGTACAACGGCAATATATTTTGCAGCGGGCGCACCACTAATATCAGCGAATAAACTACTCGTACCGATTTGGTATTTTTGCAATATTTGACCATCGCCACTTGCCCCAATCACAAAATCGCCAAACTGCACAAAGTTCCATCTATCATTTGTTCCAAGTGTATAGTTGCCACTCTTAGAAACATTATCTAAATCAGAATCTGATGCTGCATATTTATATATTTTTGCACTATCCCCTGCAAATAACTGCACAGTATTACTTGCATCACGAGTTGCATAAATGCCACGTAAGTAATTATCTGCTGCATTGGATATAGTCGATAAATCTTTTGCAGGTCTGTAACCTCTTGCTCCAGGTATTACATTCTTAGCCACAAGCACACCGCTATTACCTAAGTCTGATTGGTCAGGTAGCCATTCCCCAAATTCTATCATTGTAACGTACTCCATACATTATCTGTAATTGTTGCATCTGACCATGTTTCACTACCAACAGATGTTTCTGTCCATGTTTCACTACCTGCCGATATGTCTGTCCACAACTCACCTAATATTTCACCTGTAATTGATGATACTGTTATTGTTAAAATATCCGATGCTGTGACAGATTGTATGCGTATTAGATTGGCACTTTCTGTAATTGATAATGTTGCATCAACGATCGTTGGTATTCTAATCATCGTGATTAGTGCAGTATCAGTAATACTCATACTTGATGTCGCACTCATACCATGTATGAGTATTGCACCTGTAGACTCTGTGATGGCTATTGCACCTGTTCCTGAAACATTCACCAAGAAGTTTGCCGTTGCTGCTGCCGTTATTGCTAACGCACCTGACCCAACTGCTTGTTGTATTCTAATAGCACTTGTACTTTCTGTAATGGCGATTGCACCTGTACCTGATGCTTGGTGGAGTGTAAGATCGTCTAGCTGCTCAAGAGAACCCAGACTATCAATATTATCCATAGTGCCAAAAGCATCGAGTTCCTCTAAGGTAGCCATAATACTAAGCCGCTGTTATATCTAACTCACCTGCTGCAATACGAAGTATGTCGCCACTTCCTACAGTTTTTGCAGCACTAAACGCACCATGTATAAGTAGATTGCCACTAGAACTTGCATCAAATAAACCATAATGCGAAACGCTTCCCCATGAGCCTGTTGCAGTTGGAAAGTCTACAGCAGATGTATTATCTGTTGTTCCTCCTGATGCTGCATCAAAGGCAATACTCTGACGTGCATACCCACTTCCTGATAATTCTGTCCCACTATTATCATCACCAAAACTTCCTGTTGACAGTCCAATATAAACTGTACTTGCAGGTGTGTAAGCTGCATTTCTAAGTATATGATCGAGGATTTCGACCTCTAAATAATTTGACATAGCTGACATTGTTATTTTCCTCTATAAGTTGTTTTCATTGATAGCACACCGCCATAACGTGCTTTCTCGGTATCACGAATTATTTCATTCATAATTCGTGAAAATAGTTGGTCGTATTGGGTTGCCCTTGTCTCGTCCATGAGGTATGTATATGCATTCATTAATGTGCCATATAAATACGCATCAGGGTGTCTAAGTAAAATTGTGTTACTCGTAGCTGTATCGCTAAGTGCCGTTATACTTTCTCCGTACACAATCTCTAATGTATATATTGCATCTGGAATTGGTTTTAAAGCAATCTCAGTACCTACGATACTGTATGCCTTTGGTTTGCCCTGACCCTGCCCTGCATAATGCGTGTTCAACATTTGCATCGTATAATATTCCAGGGTATCTACAGGGTCGGTATTTAGTTGCACATTCCTAATCTCTCTTAAATCAGTTGGAAGTGATATAAAACCATCACCACCTGCAGTTGATGCTGTCGCTCTCTTTTCCATAGAACGTGCATCGAGTTCACGACTCATACGTGCCTCTGCCAATCTGATAAAATCAGGAATTTGTGATGTCAAATCATCTCGTGCTAAAAAATTAGCTATCGATGTTTTGAGATCACTATATGTACTAAATGCCATTTTAAATTAACCTACCATTTGTTGTGCGGAATGCTTTATTGTCATTGTTTTGCAACCAACGAAACCATGCTTTTTGGTTCTGTTGTGGACTGCCAAACTTCTGCAATAAGTCATAATAAATTGTATTGGGTATCTCAGCGACCTTTTGATAATGCCTTTGTGTATTACCAATCATACTTCCTGGTCTGTGATTAGCTAAATCTTCTTTAGCCATATCCTTAATACCATCGACTTTTTGTATTGTCTCTATAATGTATTCTTCTTTTGCTGCGTCATAATCCATCGTAGTGGTTTTGCTTATGCCGTCAGTTGATATTACTTTTTTCATATATAACCCTTAAAAGGTGAAAGTGGTGGCAAGGGAGAAACCACCACTTTCTTTTTAGTTTATTATGATCCGTTTAGACCCATAACTACTGCGTGTGCTTTTGGTGCTTTCACGATTAGCGCATATTCAGAAATAATACTGAACTTAGTTGTATCACCTGTTGGTGCTACATCTGACACACTAAACTGTCTGCCCGGTAAGAAACCAAGACATACATAGTCTTTGTCAATTACATACATTTCAGAGTCACTACATTGTCTATCAACCACAGCATCTAAAGTACCAAAGTCAGATAAGTATAAAGATACTGAGCCAACGATTGATGCTTCTTTTGGTGCTGTTGATGTGATTTGGTTAGTTGCGACTGACCCTGATGATAGTCCACTAAAGTTGACTTTGTTTGTTGGGGACATCAAGAGCATAGTTGGTGATCCACCATCAATATAAGCTGCTTTAATAGCTGTATCAATTTTTGCTAGGGTTAGAGCTGCTGCTGTACCTGTTACGTCTGCGGTATCAGCACCTGTACCCGCTGCAAAACCCATGTCACCTGGTTTAGAACCATTTGTAATCCATGTTAATAGTTTGGCAGTTTTTCTTGGGTCTGAGCCTGATTTAGCCTCATTCTTGAAAAGTGATTTTTCAATATCACGTCTTTGCTCAAGACCTTTAATCACTTTGACGTATGCAGATTCTTTTGCTCGACCTGCTGTATCAACTGAATCTAATGTACCAGAAATTTGTGCTGCACTTGCAGAAATCTGATGAATGTTATTCAGTCTGGTTGTTGCTGTTGGATTGACATAAGAGTAATCTGCACCCTCATTTACATAGTTTGTATCAACTGCTGCAGCAAGTTCTTGTACTTGCCATTCAGTTGTCACACCAGATGTAGTCTCTTTAGACATTGCTGTCACAAGAGGTGTCTCTGTTGGATCAATTCTGTAAATGATGTCGGATAAATCTTCTCTTTGACCAATCGCAGCTGCTGTTGCGTAAGTTGCCATTTCGTTTTTCCTTAATCAGTTATTTAGTTAGTAAGTATGAAATCGCATCTTCTTTGCGACCCGATTTCGCTAATTTATCAAAAGCCGTTTGTCGGTTTTGTTCGGAAACATTTACTTTAGATTTCGGTTGACCTGATTTTAACATCTTCGGTGCATTCTTTACTTTCTTCGTTGCAGTCGGTTTTTTTGATTGCAATGTATCGTAAAGATAAGCTCGTCTGAGTAAATCAACAACACGAGAGTCATTTGTTGCAGCAACTTCTTGTTCGGTAAAACCAAACCTTTGAGCATAGCTGACAATGGCATTACGTTCCTTCGTAGCCACTTCAGGGTCTTTCCATTGAGGTATTCTCTCAAGGACTTTTACCTGTTCGGTCTGTAATTGCCTTCCTGCGAGTGCCATTTGCTCTTGCTGCAATGCTTTAAATTGATCTTCTTGACTCCTCATATCCTCTTTGGCTTTCATATAAGCCATTGGGTCTTTTTGATATAACTCTTGCCATTGGGTATCAGTCATATTTCCAGACATTGATTGTTGGATTTGATTTGTCAAGATTTGCAAATTCTCGGCATAATGCTTCCTTTCCGCCTCAACTTGTTGTGCTTCAGAGAGAACACGTTTTTTCTCCTCTGCAGCCTCATACAATCGCTTCTGTGCGGTCGCTTCGAGTTGATAAGATTTTAACAGGTCATCGGCAGTAACTTCTACCTGTTCTCCATCAACTGTTGCTATATAAACATCAGTAGTTTCTTCCTCAGATTCTTCACTATCCTGATAGTCTTCTGTATCTTCCTCTGTTTCATCAGAATGGCTCTGTGGAACTTCTGATTCATCTTCAGTTGATACTTCTTCGACCGATACGGTTTCTTTCGTATCTTCCGACTCTTGAATATTTTCACTTGCCTGATTAGGGGTGTTATCTCTATTCAAAAGTAAATTGATTGCATCGTTGGTATCTAATGCAACCGCGTCAGTTCCTTCATCGGGAATCCCAACCATTTGCTTCTCCATTATTTGTTATTATTACGAACAATATTTCCCATTTGTTGACTCGCTAATTTCCCCGTTGATATGATCGAGTCTATTTGACCCTCCATATCATTGAGTGCTTTCAACAAATAAAAAGATTGTTCCCTACTCTCAACATCACGTAATTCAGTCTGAGACCAATCCGTAATGTAAGAATCCTTTAATGTCTGAAATATTTCTTTCAGCAAAGGGTTGTTTCGCAGAGTCTCTGCTAATAACCCACGTTCTCTTTCCTCGTCTAATTCCATTGCTCTCCCCTATGCTTTTGGTAAATTGGTACTAACCTCTCCACCAAGTGCTAACTTCTGCTGCCTTAAATCTAATTCTGATTGCAGCTCTTCTCTACGTAATTGCATTGTCTGTGCAAATTTTTCACGTTCTAATTCCAATTCAAGCATCATCTTCTCACGTTCGAGCGTAATATCTGCTTGGATTTTTTGCCTTTCTATCTCAAACTCTTGAGACATACCGCCTTGTTGCGACTGCGCTTGTTCTTGCTGTGCTAATATTTGGTCAATCTGTTCAGCACTATTGAAGAACTGTGATGTGTCTTTAAATCCTGCCATTTCAATAATCTTAGATAGTGTATTGACATACTGACTTGGTTTGACAACAGGATTGTTCATGCCTAATGTCTGTATTAGCTGCTCTTGTTTGCCTGCCACTTGCAACAACATCGCCATCTTGTCTTCTTCTTTTCCGTTTCCTAAACCAACCTCAACAGATACATCAAACTCATTCTCCCACGCTCTTGGGTCAATAGTGACATATTCATTGCGTATGCGTATAACACGTTCTTTTGTCATATGCTTTTGACATAAATGCAATACAATTTTTGCTAAGTCTCTGCAACCTGTCTCAGCAAATACACGAGCAATCATTTCTGTCTTTAACTGTGCGCCTTGTATTGTGGAATTAACAGCAGATGCCGTTGTTGATTGTAATGCTTTGGGGTCTAACCCTAAACTCGCTTTTGAAAAACCTGTACGTTGGTCACGGACTTGGTCTATATACTCAAGCATGTTAAACCCTGCTGTACCAATCTGCGGTACGGCTAATGGTTGCACCATACCCGGCGCTCTCATACGAACGATATTACCAGGTCGTGCTGATAGTAAATCTTCAAGGTTGACTTGGCCCTCGACAACACCCACTCGTGAGTTATTGGTGAGGTACATATTATCAAGCAACTGCCTAAGGATTGTTGATTTGATTAACTGTAAATCTTTGACCATTTCAGCTACGGAACGACCCACCATTCTATGTGGCATTAATATTGGTGATATTATACAGAACGGAATATGGTCAAATGCTTCATTCTCTAATATAAAATGACCTTCTCCTACAGATAAAACACGCCTTAGCTCTGGTATTTCATCACCATCATAATCGGCACGTATATACATTTCTGTAACCAAACACTCGTGCATGGTAGGGTCATTTTTACTTTCATGCCTTGTTCCTGCCTCAACATCTTGAAATCGTTGTTGCACTTCTGCTTCGTTGTCAATTTCATTGTAACCTGAATGAGATAAAATCGTATCGTAGTCATAGCCTAAGTCAACTAAGTCGCCAACTTTCATGGAGGAACGATGGGCAACAAAGTCAGCAGTTTCTAGTGACACAGAACGTCTTGAGAACAAAAATTCTTCAGGTGGCACATTCATTACTTTTGTCTTGCCACTATTCTTACGTCTTTTAATTTCCACATCATAAGTCATAGCAAGAGGTATTGCGTCAATAGGGTCAATCTCACCATCAATTTCCGCATCATCATTAATGATGCCAACTTCATTCATAGATTGAGATACAACCTCTACGTCACTATCGTCTAATAGCATTGTTAATTCTTCTTCACTAAGGTCTTGATATTTTTCATCAACAACTTGTACGTTTTCTTCCCAGAATACTTTTAAGACACCAACCTTAAAGAGCAAAGCATCTTTAAACCAACTGTAAAGATTGACAAATCCATTGTTATCGTTATTAATCACATAGTTTACTAAGTCCGTTGCTTGTTCGGCTGCCCTAATATCTTCTGGCTCTCTCGCGACAAAACGTGCAAAGTGGTCAGATGATTGAAACACTTTCATTAATTGGGGCATAATAAATTCAATCGTATCGGACACTTCTGTGGCAACGACTTGTGATCTGTTTTCTACTTCATTCCCAAAAGGCTCACCCAAATAATAATCAAGGGTTTCCGATCTGTCTCGTGAATATTCCGTATCGTAATAATTAACCGCATCAACCATGTGGTCATTAATTAGACTTTGGAAAGTTTTATCGTCCATTTTTGGCATTGTTAACTCTTTTTTTAGATTTGTTTAGTGTGGTGTAACTACTTACCTCTTTTGTATAATTTTTGCTCGAAATCAGACATTACCCCCAACCCCTTTCGTCTCTTAGAACCTTTAGCCGAACTTAAACCAGAAGGTTTTCTTTTTGGCTTTGCTATAGTTATTTTTTTCTTATACATTTTCATTTTTATCTCATGTGTGTTGCGACTGCTTTGCAGACATTAATAAATTCTTGGTTAGTATAAACACCTCTCATCATGTTTACTTCTTTTGTAACCAATCTAATATTATGACGAGTGTAACCTATATCGTTATCGATCCTATCTATCGACACATTAATCAATGACATCAAACCCATACTAGGGAATATTAAGTCTTGACCCGTCAATAAACATTTTTTGTCTTGTTGTTCATAAATATCAGCAACATCATCTGCTGTTATGTCAAATGTGTATTTTCGTCTTTCAGCTGACTTTCGATAACGATTAAGCCAATTTAAACGGATTCCCCTATGCCAAACAACTTTTTTTATATTGCTCGCTGTGTAACTGCACAACTTACAGTTAGTATTTTTTCTTGCAGACTTGAAGGCGTTTCTTTTGTTTTTATAAAATTGTTCTTCACCGCATTTAGGACACAACCTGTAAAAACGTCCATCAATCTTTTGATTAACACTATTTTTGAGTTGTGTTGCCATATCACCACTTGACTTTGTTTGACCAGAATGCAGCGGACATCTTACCCTTTGCTATGTTACGGCTATGCCGCGCTTTAAATGACTTCGCCCTTTTTGTCATTGTCTTGTCGCCTGTTTTACCTTGCTGACCAAATCGTATGGTCTTTACGTTATCTCCGTCTTTTGCCACGACAACATGAGATTTAGTGGCATGACTTGGCGTACGTTTTGGTTTATTATAACCACTTACACCAATACGTTGTAATATTGGGTCTTTAGCCATTATTTAGTTTTCTTTGCGGTTTTTGCAGCTTGTCTAAAACTTTTTGCTGTTGGCGATCCTTTTGTACCAGGTTTACGCATTCTCTCGCCACTACCTGCTTTTATTCTTTTTTTCTTTGCTGCTATATTTGCGTATAAACCTTTACCTGGCATATTAAACTCCTCCTGTTATTTGTTCCACCTACACGTCAAAGCTATTTTTTAAAAACTATAAAATGCGTGTTCTTTTGTTAGTAGGTGGTTATTCCATATCAAACCGAAATCCACTTCTTGGAAATATAGAGTCTACGAAATCTTCAATCTCGTCATCGTCCATATGTTGCCCTTTAAAAATATCATGCGCTAACATACATAAAGCCGTTGATATTGTTTGGCCATTCGATATGTTTGCAACCATCAAATCTGTTATAATCTCTCCAAAAAATTCATAAGCAGAATGAATGTCATCGTCTTCAAGTATCTCGTAATAGTCTTTTGTGTGCAATGGACTTGGAAATTTAATAATGTTGGTCATACAATCCACTCATTATTGCCATAGTCAATCTTCTGATTAAATTTATAACCCGCACCACTCCCGGAGGCTCTCACCGCCAAACCTGCAAATGTCAACATAAGAGCATCAGCAACATCTGGACTTCTCATACCACGTTTTTTCATTTGGTCTTTGCTTTCAACCTTAAACTTACCACTTGATAATATCTCATATTGAACGGCAGTTAATTCCATTACTAGCTCGTCTTGGTCAGGAATAGCACAATCTTTTTGCTCTAACCATTCACGACACTTAAACCATAACTCATCACGTAATCTCATATAACGATCACTCATACTGCTGCTCTCGGCAACATTGATCCCTCTGGCGGGCATATCTAATTCAACCAATCGGTCAACAACACCTGCACCTAAGCCAATGGAGTCAACCAATATTTCACTTGGGCGATCCTTGTAGGGTACGCTGTCATATTCTGCCATGATAATACCAACAGTCTCCATGAGGTCTTTACCACCCCAATGTTTTATTGGCTCAGTTATTACATTCCCTTTTCTTTTGCATAATGCACATCGGTCTCCTCCCATTCGAGCTATATCTACTCCCCAAACAGGCATCACATTTGTTGGTTCAACTTCTCTGTCGATTGCTGATTCAACAAGAGTACGACCCATGATAGCATTATCATCAGTTTCAGGTGGAAGTCCCAATACACGAACACGATAGACATTCGAATCCTCACCATATTGATTTTTCATATCCTCAACATACTGAGGGTCAACTGTGTCGGCATCTAAGCAAGATACTGTCATTGTATTCCAACTCTCAATATTTCTTCCAAAAGAGTCGTAGAAGTACCCTGTAGCACGATTGGGATTACCAACCATGATGGTCTTTGCACCTAGTGTAGACATAGCACCTTGTGCGACCTCAAATATCACATCAGGAATACCTGATGCTTCATCGATTATAAACAACATATTGGGAGAGTGGAAACCTTGTAGTGCCTCTGGGTTTTCTCTACGGCTAGTTCGACTAACGCAAAAACTATCCGGGGCGTTCTTTAAGGTAATTTTATCGGAACGAAACTCCAACTCATCTTGAAATCCTTGTGGCATCATTTGATACCATTTTTGTATTTCAGGCCATAATATTTGTTCTAATTGAGATGCGGAGTTTGCTGTCGCTGCTATCTTGCACGGGTAGTGTGTACATAACCACCAAAGTATAGTCCAACTGAGAAAAGTCGTTTTTCCGACCGCATGGCCAGATCGTACAGACAAACGATTATTTTTGACTATACCCTCAAGTGCTTTTCTTTGCCATTTCTGTGGCTCTGCCTGTAGACAAGTTCTTACGAAAAGAACGGGATCATCGCGCAAAGCAAGAAGTGTTTTCGCCGCATCATTTAATTCTTCTTTTGCCATACATTACCATTAAAAAAGGCACTCTACGAATAAAGTGCCTTTGGAGATAAATAATAATAAAAAGTATTTAGAGCATAAAAACCCTATATAACATAAATCCTAACTTATGCCGCAAATAGAGTCAAATTTTTTTTTCAAAGGTCATTTGGTTTTAACAAAATTTTTTTTTGAGGGGGGTATATTGAATTTCATGCACCCCAACCCCAATCACAGGGGGCCTATTTCAAATATTTTGGTTATTTTGAATTTTGCAGCAGTAATTTATCTAATAAAAACAATAACTTATATAAATAGTAATTAGGCAATCATAACCTAATCACCATTTTTATCTTGGTCCACATGATCGATAACTATTTTGCTTGTCATACGTTCGTTGACCTCTCTTAGGCTTTGTATAAAAGGGTTATTATCTTTTAGATCCAACTCTATTTTCTGTGGTAAGTACCGACTAACAGCAGTTAAAACACGGCTTGGAGACTGTTCAAATTCATCAGCAAGGCATTCAGCTAGACTTTTTCCTCTCTTGTTCAAAATCTCAAGACTGTCAGCAAGCTCATTAGTTATAATTGTTATTGCTCTGATCGTAGCCGAGGACGACCCCTTTGGCCTTCCTCTAGCCCTTTTAGGAATGTTTTTTAATTTATTATCCATTTGTAATAAATTATAAATTCTAAAAATAATAGAAGAAATAAAAATTTAACTTTATATTAATATATTTTTAGTGTAATAATAATAATGATTGTATATTTTTGATATACTTTCACTTTATTAATAACAATAGAAAGAGATTAAATGAGTAATAAAAATAATGAAAAAATAGAGGTAAAAATGAGACACCACTATCCAAACGAAGAATCATTATTAGGAGATTTTGAAAGTGAACAATGCCAATCATGTCAGAATTTTAGAACTGATGTAACATTTGGAATATGTAATGAATGTTTTGAAAAAGAAATGTCTGAAAATGGCTCTTGTGTATTTACTTTAGATTCTTCAGATTCTAAATTTAAGAAAGATTGGTAATATGGATAATAATAAATTACATGAAGGCTTAATAAATGCCCTATCTGATTTAATGGACGAATTTGGAAGAAATAAAATTGACCATCTAACACTTGTTAAAACTTTAGAAAACATTGTCAATTATGAAAATAATTTGATTGAAGAATTAAAGACTTTAAGCAACCAAGAAATATTAAATAAATTAGATTTTGTTGACGGAGAAGTAAAATCAATTGTATGTTTGCAGTATCGTAAATAGGAGATTTTAATGAAAGGAAATAAAGAATTATTAATGATAGATGAGAAACTTGGGTTTATGTCATTAGGGCAATTTATAACCAATCCATTTTTTTCAGAGTGTGGAAGGTTTGAATTAGAATATCCAACACAATATTATAATTTAACTGAAACACAAATTTTACAATTACTAAGCAATAATAAAATTATATAAATTAACAATGGAGAATAAAATGATTATAGACAGTTTTATATTTGAGATATTATGTGCAGAACATTTAATTGATCCACGTATAGCATTAGAGAATGCAAATCTCGTAAAAGCAATTAAAGAAAATAATTACGATAAAGTAATTGAACTTTTAGAAAATGAATTTTAATCAAAGGAGATGTAACAATGAAAAATACAATTACACAAACCAATTTTACTGATGAAATGATAAATCATGGTTTCAGTTATGAGGGTTCAAATGCTT